CTCTGTTGATAGACTTTCAAAACTAGAACAACAAGGTATTGATGTGAAGTTTAAGGGTTGGTCAGAGGGTGAGCATATATTGTTATGTCCTTCATCACAAACGGTTACTCAATATGTTAATGGTATAACGCAAGACGAATGGTTAGAACAAGTTAAGAGTGAATTAAGACAACATACAGATAGACCCATAAAATTTAGAAACAAACCTAGACCTGGTAATCAATGGTGGCAAACAGATATAAAAGAAGACTTAAAAAATTGTCATTGTCTAATAACTAATATGAGTTTAGCTTCAGTTGACGCAATACTAAATCAAGTACCAGTATTGACACATGCTGATAACGTAGCGTTTGATATATCAATCAATAACTTACCTAATATAAACACACCTCATAAACCAGGTAGAAAAGAAGTTGAACCTTGGTTAAATATGTTATCTCAAAATCAATTCACAATACCAGAGATAGAAGATGGCACAGCATATAGGATTCTAAATGGATAATATAATCTGTGTGCATTGGGGAACTAAGTATCCTGTCAAGTTTGTAAACATACTTTATAGTATGTGCAAAAGAAATATGAAAAGACCTTTTAATTTCTATTGCTTAACAGATGAAACAAATAATGCTTTTGCAGAGAGGGTTAAACCAATTAGAATACCTGACCCACAATTTGATGGCTGGTGGAACAAAATGCACCTATACGATAAACGACTAGAGATTGAAGGTAATATTTTATATATGGATTTAGATGTTGTTGTAATTAGCGAACTAGATGAATTTTTTACACAATATAGAGATGATGATTTTTTATGTATTAGAGATTTTGGGCAACCAACAACCACAATCAATTCAAGTGTGTTAAGATATAATCTAAAACATCATAGTTTTATATATGATGATTATATGAATAATAAATCTCTTTATGATCCTATGCACGGAGATCAGAATGTCATAACCGACATGATGTTAAGACATACTAAGACAAGAATATTACCAGATGATTGGACATATTCATTTAAATGGCCTGAACGAGGTAAACCACAAAGATATGAGAAGTATTTACCTAACAAACACCCTTTAAAATCAAGTGCTAAAATATGTGTATTTCATGGACACCCTAATCCTGACTATGCTATGCAGTACGAATCGGGTGATTGGGTCAAAAGATACTGGAAATAGTAGGTTTTTCACTAAAGTGCGTCATTTTGCGCCCCCTAATACCCTAAAAACCTAGTAAAATCAACAAAAATAGTGCTTGTTTTATATTCCAATATAGTGTATATTATTCGTATATGACACAAAAACAAAGACACTTTAAAATACACGAAGATAATACTAGATACTGGTCAGGTCAATCAAATAAATTTACTTCAAGTATGAAAAATACTGATATAAAATTTGCAGTAGAGAACGAAGATTGGTCTGAACTAATAGAAAATGCTAAAAAAGGTTTGATGAGATCCGCATATAACAGAGATAACAATATTTTTAATCCTGCTTCATATGACAGATTTAATAATACTAAGAAAAAAATAAAACTAAAAAAGGTTGCTTAATTATGATAAAAGAACTTACAAAAAATAATACTTTCAATCTAGTTTATAAAAGAGAATACCAAGATAGTGAAGATTATGATTTTTTTCCTATCTATTATACTATATTCAGAAACATACCTATCAAGTTTTTAAATAAACTTAACAGCGATGTTTTTAAAAAGAAAGTAAAATCTTTCTGTGATAATAATTTTAACGAAACTGCTACAAATGCTACAGGTTATAGTGAAGTTGAAATACTTACAGGTGATGAGTATTACAAAACTTATGCAGATGAATTTGGTGCTGACATTGTTGATAATGATAATTCATATTTCAACGACTACGGTCAGTTATGGAATACAAGACAATTTTTTAAATACGATTTTGCGCCTGACTTAACAAAAAGTTTAGACGCTCAAACATATAAAAACAAACTAATGAGGGAGGGTAATATATATGGCAAAAGTAGAAACTGATGTAATGTACTTTAAAGATGATGTAGGTAAGAACCTATACAGAAAGAAAACTTATTATACACTTGTGGTAGAACAAGATGTATTGGCAAAAGATAAAGATGAGGCAGATACCTTGTTCACAGATCACGGTGGTATTGCTTATAGTAAAATCAACAAAGATATAACAGACGCTAACGAAGGTGTTGAAACATATATGGTTGACGCTAATTATGTTGAGTCAGATGATAGTAAATTTATCGGTAAGATAAAATATGATACCGATACTTATAATCAAACTTTAGAGGAAGCAGTAGAGGCTGAAGATATCCATATTGATACTTGGGCTGATGAAGATGAACCTCACCAGTTAACTAAAATAAAATTAACTGATAAAGAAGAATCAGATGTTGATGTCGCTTTAAATTTAGAAGCAGAGAGTCAAAGAGGAAAATAATGAACGGATACTTTGCTGTACAATTAGATAAGGCAAGTTGTAATGTTGTTAAAAAAAGAGCAACAATGCCGAATGTAGTTTCGGATCATATTACACTTGCATATAAACCTACTAAAAAAATATATGATAAGTTTATAAAGTTAGTGGGTAAGAATGTAGGCGCTGTGATAACTGCTTATAGAGCAAATAATAACATTGACGCATTGTGGGTCAAAGATATGTTCCTTACAGATACAGATAAAAAAATCAAAAGAGCAAACCCAGGTTCTGCTCATATAACATTGTCACTTAAAGATGGTTTTAAACCAGGTGATGCTAACTCTATGTTTAAAAAACCAAAGATAAAGAAAAATGTATTTGGTTATGTAGAGGGTAAAATTAATTATATAAGGTTAAATTAATGATTGAATTATTGAGATTTATTGAAGACTTAAAAGAAATAAGAGATACCATGCCATATACAAACTTGACAAAAAGTGTGGTTGATGATAAAATAAGCAAGTATGAGAAAGAAGTTGAGAAATTTGATGAGTGGGCAGACGAGCAATCACAACAAGACCCATTATTGGTTACAGGTTTAGATGAGAAAAAAGAAGAAGACAAATAAGCCTAAGTGGCAAAAGATTACTAGAGAGTCATTTACTAGGACTCTACAAGGTTTTGAGAGACCTGATTATACGTTAGATATAAATGGTCTACCACGTAATTCTATACCAACAAGTGATAGAATCCCAGGCGCTTGTGTAAAGAGAACTTTACCCAAAGTAAAACTGCCTGAAGGTAAAACCATCGGTATTGCTTACAACAAAGGTAATTATCAAGTTGTAGATAAGACCGATTTTAAAACAATGGGAAGGAAGACATAATGTGGAATATGAAAAGTACATTATTATTTGTTGCTTCGTTAGTTGCAGTTATACTAATATCAATGAGTATGGCAAGTGCAGATGAGAAGAAAACAATTACACCACAAGAGTTTGGTAATGCAATCGCAGAAACACCAGGCAAAATTGTTAAATTTATTTCTGGTGAAGTAGAGAAGACAAAAGAATATCAAACAAAAGTATGGTCTGAGGCGAAAACAAAGTGGCCTTGGACTATGTTTAAAGGTAAAGATAATGAGTAATACTGATTTTGTTTGTTCAAGTCCTAATGACGGAACACATTATTTTAGACCTGTGAGTGCCAGAGCACATACTTTCTGGCAATCACAAAATTTTAATAGATTTGTAATTGATAATAATGAAGATTATTATATAGTAAAAAGTGTTGATTCTCAACAGATTTGTAATAAAATTAGAGAGGCACACATGGATTTTACTAGTTAAATAAGGGTTTTTTGACGCTTGACAATATTACACAATTATGATAGAATTAGTAAATAAATGTTAACTAAAGTGGAGGATAAACATTATGATGACTAAAGAGATGATTTTTGACGAATTTAAAATCGTACAAAAAAAAGACGCTAAGAAAAAGAAGAACGATTACGCTCACACAATTGCATATTTGCAAGGACATGTTGACGCAAAAAGAGAACATCCTAATCAATATAGACATTTAGATATAAAGTTTGATAATCTAATTAAGATGTATGCTTCTGGTGATCCAGATATGTACAATTATAAAAAGTTAGGAATTGAACCTTATTGGATGAAACAACAAAGAGAAGAAGAAGAAGAACGTAAACAAAAAGAAAATGAAAAAAATAATACTTCTAATAATTCTATCAATTAGTTTAACCAATTGTGCAAGTAGGGACTATATGGTTTCTACTACTGGTGCTACTACTGGTGCAATCACTTCAGGTGGTGTATGTGCAGGTGTTGTAAGTGACCCTACAACAATTGCTGCTTGTGCCTCTGTTGGTGCGATTGTAGGTGCAGATCAAATTTGGAATGATGATTTCAATACACATAAGAAATATTTTGTAGATCACTTAATCGGTGCTCCTAACAAACCTAATATTACTAACTGGTTTAACCCTAACACTAAGAACTCTGGTATAATTAAAACTACTAACACTTGGTATAAAGGACCTATAAAATGTAGAGATTATGAATCAACAATTAACATTACGCCATCATGGCCAGTTGCATATTTCAGTAGTGGTCCTGTTAGAAAAACAAATTTTGGTACGGCATGTATTATGCCTGACGGAAGGGTACAGATACAATGATGCCACCATTTGATCCAAGAATGTATGTTAAGATGATGTTTTATAGTATAGTTTTTATACTAGTATGTACATATCTATTTGCTAATGAGAATGGCGATTTATCAGGTGAGATATATCCTGTATCTAAGGTAAATACATCTGAGGGTGTTATAGAGGTTACTAGAGATGAGAATGTTATGAGTCAAAAAATAAAAGATCGTTGGGTTACACCTGATGGTCAATGGTGTTTCGTAACCGTAGTTATAAAACAAGAGGGTGATAAGATTATTAAAAAAGAAGAATTACATTGTAGCGATACAAAGTTTGGTATAACAAAGAATGAAGAAATAGAAAAGTTAAAGAAACAAATAGAATTAGAAAAGGCAAAGAAACCAGGATACTGGGAATTGTTTGCTGCTTTCTATTATAAAGACGACAATGCACCGTTGTATTGTCGGAAATATGCAAGACCAGATAGTTGGTTCAAAAGACCTGGTACTGCTTGTTTGCAACCAAACGGAGAATGGAAGATAATAAGATGATAAAAACCGCAATAATTCTAGTAATAGCGTGGGTTTGTGTCGCTTTTACATGGGATCCTTTTGTCAAAACGGTTGAGAGTACACAGGCTGTTGACAAAACTAAGGAAATAGTATATAATGTGTACAATAATGTGAAGGAGAAAGTGAATGAGTAAATATCTCAAATATATAATGATCGCTAGTCTTGGTTTATTACTGACTAATTGTGCATCATCAACATATACAATTAAGAAAGAAGGCAATAAGACCGTTAAAAAAGTGCCTGCTTGGTATATGGCTGACATTGCAGAGAATAAGGCATGTGATAAAAAGAGATTTGGCAAATCTAAAAACAAAGAATGTATCTACGGTGTAGGTACTGCTGTTTCACCATCATTAGAACTTGCAATTGACAAGGCTAAGATGATTGCGAAAGCAGAAATGGCTGATATTATCAAAGGTGAGATGAATAAAAAGATAAAAATATTTGTTTCAGAATTAGGTAATACTCAAAACAAAACAATAGTAAATGATGTTGAGTCTGCTCTTGTTAATCATATCAAAGAAACACCTGTCAGAGGATATGAAGTATTCGCTCAGGAAGTTACCATGACAACAACTGGTTACTACCGTGCGTGGATAGGGTTAAGATTACCTCTAGGTGAGTTTAACAAAATGTATAACTACAATATCGCTACGGTCGTTGACGCCTACAAGTTAAAAGAACTTGCTGAGAAGGCATACAAAGACGTAGAAGTAGAAGTGGTAACACAATAATGACTATAACTATTTACTCAAAGCCTAATTGTGTATTTTGCGATAAAGCAAAATCAATGGTAAAGAACCTAGGCTTTGAGTACGAAGAAAAAATGTTTGGTAAAGATTTTAAGACACCAGACGAATTATATGAGGCCGTAGGTAAACAAGTGAGAACTATGCCTCAGATAATTATAGACGATAAACATATCGGCGGCTATAACGAATTAGTAGAACATTTTGCCGATAAAGGTTTAGTAAACTTCAAAGGCGAAAAGATTAATGCAGATGGCAAATAATAAGACACCAGATAATATTATACCTTTTCCTAAGAAGTATAAAAGACCCACAACGCCTGAACAAGACAAGGCAATGGAAAAGAGAATACAACAAGAACACCAAAAGATATATTGTCAGGCGATGTGTGATGAGATTACAGAGAACATACTAATAAAATTACATAGTGAGAATATAAAGGTAACAGATAAGAATTTTTTAAAAGATTATAAACTTGTTGCAGAGTCATTAAAATCTATGATGTTAAGAACACAAAGTATAAAACATCCTCTACAAAAGAAAACAGATAAGGCTGTGGTGACAAAGGGTTCAGGAAAAGACCTATATGCTATCACAATAGACTATGACAAGTTTTAAGAATTCCATAAAGCACTTTGGGATAGTTATTAAGAATGGCAAACTTATTAACTTTAATCATGCCAATATAAAAGGAGAATATAATGTTTAAATCATTATTCGCTAATGACTCATTAAGAGTTGTAAAAACTGCTCAAAGAAGAGGCAGAAAAACTATGTCAAAAAGACAGAAAGTTTTAAACTTACTTTCAAAAGGTGAGGCTGTGACTTGGAAAACTTTGAGAAGCAGATTTGACCTAGTATCACCTAGAGCACTTGTTGATACTTTAAGAGCAGAAGGTAACATGATCTATGTTAACAAAACTGCTAAAGGTACTTCATACAGAATGGGTACGCCAACTAAAGCGATTATCGCTGCTGGTATCAAAAAGTTATACGGCACTCCGTATGCTTACAAAGCGTAATTTCTCATACGCATAAATAATAGTAGGGTCGGGAGACTGGCCCTACTTTAAATTACAAAATGAGGAGAATATAAATGCCAACAAATACACAATCAATGGATTATGCAGGTTCATCTGCTCCATTATTATCAGAAATTTTAACAAAAGTAAACAACGCTAAAATGAAAGAGGACAAAGTAAAAGTCCTTAAACAAAATGACTCAGTACCTTTAAGACAAGTTTTAAAAGGTGCTTTTGACCCTAAAATAGAATGGGATTTACCAGAAGGTACCCCACCATATAAAGAGAATGAAGCGCCAGCAGGCACAGAGCATACACTTCTATATACAGAATCAAAAAGATTATGGCACTTTGTTAAGGGCGCTGATAATAGAACTAGTAAGACTCGAAAAGAGATGTTATATATTCAAATGCTAGAAGGTTTACATGCTGACGAGGCAAAGTTATTAATCGCAGTAAAAGAAAAGAACCTTAATACAATATACAAAGGTCTAACAGACGCTGTTGTAAAAGAAGCATTTGGTTGGAATGACGACTATAAAACAGCATAGATTCGATATAATTCAACTTTAGGGTGTAGAACAAACAGAGAACATTTAGATGTTCAGATTGTCGCACCCTAAAAACCCTTGCCTATCAACAAAACTAACGGACATAATAGTCCATTTTTTGCTTGTTTACTATACCTATTTCTGATATATTATGAGTATGAAAACAACTAATACTTACAATATGAAAGGAAATAAATAGTTATGTCAAAAGTGAAACAATACTATACAGACGAAGCTGAAAAAAAAGTTGATAAAATTGTTAAAAGTTATACTGACAATTTAATTACTGAACAAACTGCTATAAAAGATATTATGGATGTTGAGAATGTGAATTTACTTAACATAGATGATAATAATGTTGGCGAAGTTTTATACTATGCTAAAGAAGAGGCTATGCAGTAATGAAAAAATTTATTATATTATTATTGTTATTATTACCTGTATCCGTACAGGCAAATGATAAGACAACCGTTGTTGTCGGTCATGTTGTATCAGAAACTATTAAAGGTACTGATATTGACATATCTTATATTATGGAAAAAGAACTAGAGGCTGTTGCTCATCAATTTATGATTGAGTCAATCTCTATTCTTCAGGCGTATTTACCTGCTATCTTAGAAGGCGTTGCTGCTGATTTAAGATTAAAAGCAGACCATGAATACAAATGTAAACTATTAGAAAACGGTGGTATGAACGATGGATGTAATTAGTCTAATACACGAGTCACTTCAAATAGTTTACTCTTTTATACCACAAGAATTGTTTATTATTATTCTTGCTTATTTTGTTATGGTAATAATAACTTACAAGGGAGATAAAAATAGTGCCAAAAAAAACTACTAGAAAATCTAAGGCGTTAAAGTTGCGTAGAAAGTTGAAGAAAGAAACATCTACCAAAAGAAAGTATATCACAAAATATAAAGATATAAAAGATTACTTTAAACTTTTAAATAACGCTTTGTTTAGTGGTAAATTATCTCCGTTCGGTCAAGTTGAGATTAAAGACCTTGCTAGACAAAAATGTATAGGTCAAGTAGTTGTGTTAGAGTGGAAGAGAGCAGGCACTAGATTGTATAAACTAGAGATGTTACCTTCCTATCCTAATAAAAAAGATTTCTTAGATACCTTAGTACATGAAATGGTACATTTATACCAAATGCAAAACCTAGGCGATACAGGTAACCACAATGATCTATTCTGGTCCTTTGAACCTAAAGTAAACTATGTTGGTTTACGATTATAAAAGAAAGATATATTATGGACGTGTGGTTAAAAAATCAAATTAAAAATGCTGTCAAAATTATTGATGAAGTTAGAGATGGCAAGCACTCAACAAAATGGGTGACTTATTATTCAGGTCATTTACAAAAAGATATACTAGAGAATTATCCTGGCAAGTCCAGTAAAAAAATATTTAAGATGTTCAAAGAACACTTAGATTTTCCTAACCTTGTATTCACACAAAAGAAGTTTGATACACATGGTTATGATTATATGGTTAAATTACATTATGGGAGGTTAAATTGAAACTATTAAAATCACACAAAGATATATTAAACGAACTAATTAAAGGTAAGGGTTATTTTAAAACACCTACCGTGCCCAAAGATCATACTGATAAAAAAAGTGTATTAGATTTATTAGTATCATTATATCTAAAAGGCCTATTGACATTTCAAAGACAATATGATGTACCACTTATAGGACCATCTAATGAACACAAAGTAAGATTCAAATGGTATGATGTTATGATTGATAAAAAGAAAACTATTAAAGATTTAAAAAAGGTAGTAAAAGATGGCAAAATTTAATTGGGAAAAACTATTACATACAACTTGGTTTTATACTAAAGTATTCTTTGCTATATTAGCATTGATGACAGCAACTTATTATTGGGGCACATATAATCCTAATAAGAAAGCAGTAAAACAAGCAAACCAAGAATTAGAAATTTTTTATATACAAAAAATAAAAGATATGGAGTTAAGAGAACCAGAGTTTGTATATAGTAATGATATTCAATTTGTAAGAGCAATGCACAAATGTATTGATTATATAAACTTCTCACTACCTAGATTAGATAGAGTACCATATGAGATGATTGTTGCACAAGCAGCTTTAGAAACAGGCTGGGGTACAAGTAGATTTGCTGTAGAGGGTAATAACTTATTTGGTATTAGAACATGGGATAAAAATACACCACATATGGTGCCATTGGGTATGGGTAAAAAATGGCCAGGTTGGGGTGTTAGAATATTTGCTAGTAAGTGTGGTTCTGTAAAAGAATATATTAGACTCTTAAACGAACACCCAGCATATGAAGATTTTAGAAAGGCAAGAACTAATTTTCATGTAAAGAATTTAGAACCTGATCCATTAATATTAATTCAGAATATAGACAAGTTTTCTACAACGGCTGATTATGATAAAAGAGTAAAAAGAATTATAGTCAAAGTTAGAAAATTAGAGGAAAAATATGCAAGCGATAAAACAATTAACGGAGATAACAAATGATTGATTTAACACATGGAATATTAATGTTTTTCTTTGGCACTAGTATAACATTTATAGGTTTTCTTATTGCCTTTTTAATTATTAATTATAATCATAAGGCAGAAAAAAAGAAACTAGTAAAAGAAACAGGACCTTTAGCTGATTTAAGAAAGATGATGTATAATAGGTACGGAGATGATTGCCAATGAGTTTATCAAAACAGGAAAGAACAATAATAACAATGGGTGAGAATAAACAAAAGATGAGCAGAAAAGTTGATATAACAGATTATCAGGATGTTGCAGATTGTATCAGATCAGATCAAGTACCTGCTAGTGAAATAGTTGAAATATTTACAGATAAATCTTTTTATAAGTGGTATAAAAAAAAGTATTTAACAAATAAATAATACATGTTCTTAACAATACTAACTTTTATATCAGCGATAGCAATATCGTTGATAGCAGCTGGTTACTCTATACTAGGTCTGGCAACTTTGTTTGCTGGGGCTGCTGTACCTATTATTGCAATGGGTTCAGCATTAGAGGTGGGTAAGTTAGTAGCAGCATCTTGGCTCTATCATAACTGGCGCTCAGATATACCTAGAGCTTTAAAAACATATCTATTTACAGCAATCATAGTATTAGTATTCATAACGTCCGTAGGTATCTTTGGTTTCTTATCAAAGGCACACCTAGATCAAGTCAAACCTACAGCAGGTAATCAGGAACAAATAGCACTAATAGATAAAAAGATTAAACAAGAAGAAATGATTATTGAGAGAGCAGAAAAAACTCTTAATCAATTAGATAAAGCACTTGACGTTTATATTGACAAGGAATATGTTAGTAGGGGATTAAAAGAGCGTAAGAAACAAAAAGAAGAACGAGAGCTGTTGAATAAATCAATAGACGAAGCAATGGCCAAAATAGCAGATTTGAACAATTCCAAATCGTCAATAACCATAGAACAATTAAAATTAGAAGCGGATGTGGGTCCATTGAAATATGTCGCTGAGTTGATTTATGGTGATGAGGCAAAAGATCATTTTGATAGTGCAGTCCGTATTATCATTTTAATATTAATTTTTGTGTTTGATCCTCTTGCAGTATTACTATTGATCGCTGCCAACATATCATTAAGACAATGGCAACAAAAAA